ATGCAAAGCATATCTTTAACTAATACTCAAAACTTAGAAGAATTGAAAAATCTTCATTTATATGATTTTGGTATTTATCTTGAGCTTGAACCTGATGATGAAGAAAAAGCTATGTTAGAACAAAATATACAAGTGGCTTTACAATCAGGTCAAATATATTTAGAAGATGCTATTGATATTAGAGAAATAAAAAACTTAAAATTAGCTAATCAAGTTTTAAAATTTAGAAGAATTAAAAAACAAGAAGCAGATCAACAAGCACAACAAGCACAAATTGCAGCTCAAGCTGAAGCTAATATGAAACAATCAGAGCAAGCGGCAATGAATGAAGTGGAAAAACAACAAGCTTTAGCTCAAACAGAAATACAAATTGAACAAGCAAAATCTCAATTTGAAATTCAAAGAATGGAACAAGAAGCTTTAATTAAAAAGCAATTAATGGCTGAAGAATTTCAATATCAATTACAATTAGCTCAACAACAAATTGGAGTAGATAAAGAAAAAGAGCAATTTATAGAAGATCGAAAAGATAAAAGAACAAAAATACAGGCTACTCAACAATCACAAATGATTAGTCAAAGGCAAAATGATACTTTGCCTACAGATTTTGAATCCGCTGGAAATGATACTTTAGGTGGATTTGGTTTAGAGCAATTTGAACCGCAATAAACATTTTTATTAATTTATATTATATTATATTATGTCAGAACAAGTAAAACAAGAGGGTACTTTTAAAATTAAAAAGAGACCTAAAAAACTAGTGAAAAATGATGAACCTATTAAAGTAGATTTATCTAAAATTAACGAACCTAAAAAGGAAGAAAAAGATGCCGTTCAAGTCGGAGAAACAAAGAAGGTGGTTGTGGCTGAACAAGCCGGAGATAGCCCTCAAGTGGACAAACAAGTATCAGAGCCCAGCAAGGTTTCTGAAACTAAAGAAGAAAAAGAACCAATAATCCAAGAGATTATTGAAGAAGAAAAACCTATTGAAACAAAAGTAGAAGAAGAAATTGTAGAATTAGGTGAAAAAATAGAAGAAAAAGTTATTGCTCCTACGCCTGAAGAGGCCAGAGAAGTAGCTAAGCTACCAGAAAATATTGAAAAAGTCGTAGACTTTATGAAAGAAACTGGTGGAACATTAGAAGATTATGTAAGATTAAATGCAGATTATTCTAATATAGATAATGATACTCTTTTAAGAGAGTATTACAAACAAGCCAAATCACACTTAAATTCAGAAGAAGTTAACTTCATGATTGAAGATAATTTTTCTTTTGATGAAGAAGTGGATGAGGAGCGAGATATTCGTAAGAAGAAACTCGCTTATAAAGAAGAGGTTGCAAAAGCGAAGCAGCATTTAGAAGGTCTAAAAAATCAGTACTACGAGGAAATCAAGTTGAGACCTGGTGTTACTCAAGACCAACAAAAAGCTATGGACTTTTTCAATCGCTACAACGAAGAGCAAAACACAGCTCAACAACAACATGAAGACTTTAAGTCTAATACTAAAGATTATTTTTCTAATGAATTCAAAGGTTTTGATTTCAATATTGGAGAAAAGAAATTTAGATACGGAGTTAAAAGTCCTAATGATGTTGCGACTAAACAATCGAATATTACAAACACAATTAAGAAGTTCTTAGATGATAAAGGTAATGTAAAGGATGTTAAAGGTTATCATAAAGCTATGTACGCCGCTGACAATGTTGACAAAATTGCACAACATTTTTATGAGCAAGGTAAATCCGATGCTACTAAAGATCTAGTTGCAAAATCCAAAAACATAACAGAAGAAGTTAGACCTGCACCTGCAGGAGACGTTTTTGTTGGAGGATTAAAAGTTAAAGCGATCAGTGGTCTTGATTCTTCAAAATTGAAAATCAAAACACGTAAATTTAACTAAAACAAAAATTAATTATTATGGGACAAATTGCTCCAGTGTTTGGAAGTATAATACCTTCTCAACAACAATTAGCTTTGCAAAACAATTATCTAGCATTTAATGCTGGCGCTAATGACTTTGCTCAGCAATATCTACCAGAAGTTTATGAAGCTGAGGTAGAAAGATATGGAAACAGAACATTAAATGGTTTCCTTAGAATGGTTGGCGCTGAATTGCCAATGACATCTGACCAAGTAATCTGGTCTGAACAAAATAGATTACACGTAGCATATACAAACGTTGCTCAAACTGGTGGTGCAGGATCTATTCAATTAGAATTTGCATTAGGTGGTGCGCCTGCGGTTGCTAATGCTGTGTTCCCTAACGACACAATCGTCGTTATGAACCCTACTACTGGTGTAACATTAAAAGCTGTTGTTAGAGACAGTGTACCTGGTGGTATTGGTCAAAGAGTTAGAGCGTATCCTTTTACAGCTGCTAACTTTGACGCTTTAGGAGTTGGAGCTACAAACTTAAAAATGTTTGTATACGGTTCTATCTTTGCTAAAGGAAGTGCAGGACCTGTAGATAATGCTGGTACTGCGAATACTTACAAGTCTATTCAACCACAATTTACTCAATACGCTAATAACCCTATTATAATCAAAGATTCTTTTGAAATCAATGGTTCTGATATGGCTCAAATCGGTTGGGTTGAAGTTGCTACTGAAGATGGTACATCAGGATACTTATGGTATCTTAAATCTGAATCTGAAACAAGATTAAGATTTGATGACTATTTAGAAATGGCGATGGTTGAAGGTGAACTAGCTACGGGTGCTGGTGGTAGTAGCTTTGCTGCTCAATCTGCTAACGTACCTGGATTTACCGCGGCTGGTGGTGCTGCTGTAGCTTACGGTACTCAAGGTCTTTTTGCTGCTATTCAAGCAAGAGGTAATATCATGGCTGGTTTTTCTGCTGGTACAGGATTATCTGACTTTGATCAAGTACTTAAAAATCTTGATACTCAAGGTGCTATCGAAGAAAACATGCTTTTCTTAAATAGACAACTTGATTTAGATTTTGATGACATGCTAGGACAAATTTCTGCTGGTGTTGCCGGTGGTGTTGCTTATGGTTTGTTTGAAAACTCTCAAGATATGGCACTTAATTTAGGTTTCTCTGGTTTCAGAAGAGGTTCTTATGACTTCTACAAAACTAGCTGGAAATACTTAAACGACGCTTCTACAAGAGGTGCTGTTGCTGTAAGTAATATTGAAGGTGTATTAATACCTGCTGGAACTTCAACTGTATATGACCAACAACTTGGTACTAACATTAGAAGACCATTCTTGCACGTTAGATATAGAGCTTCTCAAACTGAAGACAGACGATACAAAAACTGGATCACAGGATCTGCTGGTGGTGCTTACACTACTAACTTAGATGCTATGCAAGTTAACTGGTTGTCTGAAAGATGTTTAGTTACTCAAGCTGCGAATAATTTCGTATTATTCCAAAACTAAGATTATTCTTACTTAAAGTTTATCTCCGTCTTCGGGCGGAGATTTTCTTTATTTTTTATTAATTATATTATATTATATCATGTCAAAGACAAAAGAAACAAAAGCCCCAAAATGGGAGATAAAAGATAGAAGATATCATCTATTAAATGGCGCAGAGCCATTAACTTATACTTTAGGATCAAAAAATTCAAGAAGATCATCATTATTATATTTTGATGAAAAAACAGAAGAACAAAGAGAATTAAGATATGCACTTAATCAAAATTCACCATTTGTTGATGAACAAAAAGGTGAAATTATATTAGGACATATTATATTTGAAGAAGGAGTTTTATCTGTTCCTAAAGCAAAACAAAATTTACAAAAATTATTATCCTTATACCATCCAAAAAAAGGTATCGTATATGACGAATGGCAACCACAATTAATTGCTAGAGATGAAATAGAGGATATAAACTTAGAAATTGATGCTTTATTAGCTGCTAAAGAAATGGATATTGATCATGCTGAAGCAGTATTAAGAGTTGAAAAAGGATCGGTAGTTTCTAGTATGAGTTCTAAAGAACTTAGAAGAGATTTACTTGTAATGGCTAAGAAAAACCCTAGCGCATTTATGGCTATAGCTGCAGATGAAAATGTTGGATTAAGAAACATCGGAATTACAGCAGAAGAAAGAGGTGTTATTAAATTAGCTCAAGATCAAAGAAGTTTCCATTGGGGATCTAATAATAGAAAACTAATGACTATACCATTTGATGAAAATCCATACTCAGCATTAGCTGCATGGTTTAAAACTGATGAAGGTGTAGAGGTTTACAAAACAATTCAGAAAAAGTTACAATAATATGTGACTATAATTATAGTGAAGGGTCACTTAAAATGTGGCCCTCCCACTATTAACTAAAATATTAAAATGGCAATAAACGTAAATACTGTATATCAAACCGTTTTATTAATACTAAACAAAGAGCAAAGAGGGTATATGACACCTCTAGAGTTTAATAAAATAGGTACACAAACTCAATTAGAAATATTTGAGACATATTTCGATAGTTTAAATCAGCAATTACGAGTTCCACAAGCAGACACAGATTACGCTGATAGAGTCGTAAATCTGGATGAAAAACTTTCTATCTTTAAAACTACTGGAGATTGTACATATTCTTCTACGACTGTAGACTTCTCTCTTCCAGCACAATACTCAGGAACTTCTTCCGCAACTCAACAATTCACAGCTGTAAACCCTGGTTTAACATATACGTTAACAGGAGATGCTTTAGCATTATCCAACGCTGGTGGTGTTCCAGAAGTATTTTTAAATGGTATTGAATTAGCATCTACTGCATTTACTGTTAGT